CCTTGACCCAGAACATGGACACCCTCAATCCCGACAAGCTCAAGAGTATGCTCAATTCGGTCGCAATCGCTGGTATCGCGACTGCTGCTGACCCGAACGAAATCATTGCCGCCAACAGGCGCGCATCCGGTGCGTTCGCTGCTTCTAAGATGAACCCGAACGACTTGTCTGCGTTCACGTCGGCAGGCATCTCCGCAGGTCTGCCGTCGTCGAAGACCGGTACGTTCGTCGGCTTCCTCGTCAACGAATTGGTCGGCGGCAAATACGCCCGCGGCCAGCGCGCGAGCGATCTGAACAAGGCATCGAACCTCCTGGGAATGGGCGGTCGACAGAACCTGTCTGCGAAGATGGCGTCTGACCCGACCAACACTATGCTCTCCATCTTCGACAAGATGGGCAACATGAGCGAGCAGAAGCAGTCGCAGGTTGCGACCTTGCTCGGCATGCGCGAGTGGCGAGACGAACTCCAGACCTTCGTTCAGGTCCGTGACGACGTCGCTCGTACGCTGAAGGACATCAACGATCCGAAGAAGCAGGCCGAAACCGACCGTATCAGCGACTCCAAGCTGAAGTCTCTGGCGGGTCGATGGAAGTCGTTGGTATCGGCGATGACCCTCGTGTGGGAGGCGACTGGTGGCGGCCTGGAGAAGGCCTTCAACCAGATCTCCGCGTTCTTCACCGACTACCTCGGTAACTTCGACACGACCAAGATCACCAACACGGTCGAGGCGTTCACTGACGGACTTGTTGCCGGTCTCGGCTTCCAGAGCTGGACCGACATGCTCAAGTCGGCATTCGGCGATCCGGCAGCCGTCAAGGAGTATTCCACGCAGGTCTTCGGCTTCGTCAAGGGCTTCATGGCCCAGATGAAGGAGATGTGGCAGACCGCGAGCGCGCTCTGGAACGGCCTGATGAGCGCGTCAGGCATTAACTCCGGAGACCCGGAAGCGATCGGTAGGTTCACCGGAAAGCTGGTCGAACTCGCTGTTGCGATGAAGGCGATCGGAACTTTGGCCGAAGCTCTTTCGGGCATCGTTACCTTTGTCAAGGGACTCGCCGCAGCGGTCATGATCGCTCCCGAGTTCTTCGCTGCTCTCTCTGGCGGAAGCCTTGGTGCCTACATCGGCAAGAAGGCTCGCGAATGGTACGACAGCCCCGGCGCCGCGCCTGAGCGAGGCAAGGGCGTCCCGACCATTAAGGGCACGCCTCCGGCGTTCCAGCAGGAGATCGACGAGTACACGCGAAAGCGGCTGTATCAGCCGAGCAACTACACCGGAGCGACTGATTTCTCCGGTATGAAACGGCGCAGCAAGGTCGATGACCTGGCTGACCAGCTCGGAAAGTTCGGCGGCGACGTCCAGCGGGCTGCGTTCATCAACAACGTCCCTGGCGGGCTGCAGTATGCGGCGATGTCTTCGGGCGGCGGCTCCGGCCGCGGACTGTCGTCTGGGGGCGGCCTCGGTGGAGGCGGCCTGATTGGCGGCGTTCCGAGCTTACTGAAAAGCACGCCGGGTTCGGCCTTGCCCGACATGGGCATCGGCCGAAGCGGTAGCAGCCTGCGAACGGGTGGTATTGGTGCTCTCACGGGCTCCAGCAAAGTGCCGTCTATCGGTGGTGCTCCGGGCAGCGCAGCCGCTGACATGACCACTGGTCAGGGCCTCAGCGGAAACGCCTTCATGGCGGCTCGTCGTGCTCGCTTCGCTGAGGAAATTCAGAACGATCCGACTTTGAGAATGCACCTCGCGGCCATGCAGATGACCGAGGGCGACAGCAAGGGCGGAACGGTCGAATCTCTGATGAACCGTATGGACATGACGGGCGGATCGCTTCGGCACGGTCTCGGAGCCGGTCAGGACGGACTTCCCAACTCGAAGTTCCAGTTCTACGGCCCCATCAAGCGGCACGAGCTGCCGGGCGCCATCGCAAAGCTTAAGGCTAACCCGAAGCTCTTCGCGAAGTATGACGCCTACACCCAGCAGGCGCTGGCGGGCAGCCACAGGATTGGTGGCTACACCGATCAGGGATTGCCAACCGATCCGAACGGAACGGTCACTCGGGCCCGAAGGGGACAGGCGCCACTGCCGACGATGAAGCTCGGTGGCAACGAGTTCACTGAGTGGGCTGGCGGCGGAGAAAAACGGTCGCGAGCTTACCGTGAGATGATCGAGAAGGGCATCGCCGGCACGCCGGATAGCCCGATCAGCAAAGTGCCGTCTCCGTCAGTGACCATCAAGAACGTCCCGATGGGTCCGGCTGCAACGCCTGGTGTTGGCGCTGGCGATATCCGCTCAAGTGGCGGGCCTGTCGCGATCCACATCAACGGTTCGTCTCACGATCCGGAAGCACTGGCGACGCTGGTGCAGCGCCGGATCGACGAGTCGATGAACTGGCGCACTCACGATACGTCGTCGGAATACACCTAAGCCCTGAGGGGCAACAACTACAGCTCGGCCCCTGCGGGGGCCGGGCGCTACTCTAACCCCTGAGGAAATTGATGGCTGACGTTCTACTCGGTCTTGGATCGCAAGACCCCAACGCGAGCGATGAGACCGGTCTGATCCTCTTCTACGTGCCAGCGAAGGGCATCGACACCCCCAACTTCGAAACAATTCAGCGAGACTCTCAGTACACATGGACGTCTGCCGATCGTCTGTCGCGCGATCCTGCCAAGCAGTTCACCGGCCCGGGCGAAGACAATATCGTGGTCGAGGGTCGCTTGTATCCCTACCACTTCGGCGGCCTCTCTACGCTGGAACGGCTGCGCACCGCGGGTCGAGCCGGTAAGCCCATGCTGCTTGTCCGCTTCTACCCGCTCACCAATCCAGACGGCTACGGATCTCAGGTGATCGGTAATTTCTCGATCACCCGGGTTCGCAGCGCGGAGTCCAAGATCGGCCCGATCGGCATCGCGCACAAGGTCGACTTCACCCTCGAACTCTCGCGTTACGGTGACGATCTCACGTCGACAACCGACATCCTCAACACTTTTGTGGCGACCTAATGTCGACTTACATCACCAAGCTCTACGATCGCCTCGATCGGATTTGCTTCGACCGATATGGATCTTCCGACAACGACATCGTCGAGTGGGTCATCGAGAAGAATTACGGCATCGAGCTGCGCGGCATTGTGCTGCCGCCGGGCATCACGATCGACCTTCCGGAGCCGCCGCGTCAGCTGACGCAGGCACCGGTCATCCCTCAGATCTTCCTCTGGAAGTAATCTACCCCCTGGCTCCGCGTGAGTCAGACAGGCCGTCCTTCGGGGCGGCCTTTTTGTTTTAGGAGGCGTGCGTGACCACGGGCTACACCCCGATCTATCGAGTCTTCAAGGGCGGAGAGGATATCACCGGCCGGCTCAATGACCGGACGCTCCAGATCAAGGTGGATCTCCAGTCCGGCAACGGCAACGACGACCAATGCACCATCCTGATCGATGATCGTGATTGGCGCGTTGCTCGCCCGACGACTGGCGAGGACATCCAGGTTTGGCTCGGGTACCAGGAGGTTGGCCTCGCCTACATGGGCACGTTCGAGATCGACGACGTGACCTTCCTTGGACCGCCAAGGAACATCAAGCTGGTCGGCAAATCGACCGGTTCGAGCGACATTCAGAAGGCCCCGGCAATCCGGGAGTTCGATAACAAGTCCGTCAGCGACATCCTCGGCCAGATCGCCGGGCAGACCGGCCTCGGTCTCTCGATCGGCAGCGGCGTTGGCGACATCAAGATCCCCTTCAAGAACCAGATCGTCAGCAACCTCCACATGATCCACGAGCTGGAGCGCATTACCGGCGCTGTGGCGAAGGTGGTGGACGGCAAGCTGATGTTCATCAAGCGCGACGGCGGAGAGTCCGCGAGCGGGGTGGCGCTGCCGACCCTCGTGTTGCTGCCTGAGCACTTCGGCACCTGGCAGGTCCGCTACACCAGCAAGCCTGGGTACGGAGAGGTCAAAGCCGCCTGGTTCGACAAGGATGAGATGGTCCGAAAATGGGTCGGATCAGCGGTAGCGGGAGGAGGCGGAGGCGTCGGCCTAGCAAATAAGTTCGGCGGCGCCTTCAACATCGGCCAGCTCTTCAATTCGGAGGCTGAGGCCAAAGCGGCTGCAGGATCACAGGCTGAGAACTTCAAGCGCGCAGAAGTTCAGGCTGTCTTCGATCTCGCCAAGGGCGATCCCTGGATCAG